AAACTAATGTTACTATAACACATAATAACAATGATGTACTAGAACATAGTGTAATAGAGCCAGACAGCCACTTTTTATTAGATACTACTAAACAGCATGGGTGCGAAAATACTAGCGATTGCGATGCAGAATTTTTAACTATTAATTGGGGGCAAACATATGAGCAAGTGCTCAACCGTAATATCATTTAATTACGATGTGGACTTATTATCCAAATGGCGCAACGTCATCATGGAACATCAAGACCCTAAACATAGTGAATGGGTATTAGAACATTTAGACTTAAATGCTATGACTATAGACCAAATGCCATTTAAAATTATGCCAGATGAATTATATGAAGATGTTGCTAAAGCAGTTGCTCCTATAAATGTAATTAAAGATGAGCATTGTTGTAGTATAGAGCGACTAAAGCCTAATACTAAAGTAGAATTGCATATAGACCATGGTATGAATTTTACTGCGGGACCGCTAGTGCGAAAGACCAATGTTTTGTTTAACCTATCAGATAGACCTTGTAACATTATCCATGAAGATTCTAAACTCAATAAAAGTTTCCATAAAGGTGAGATATTAATATTGGATGTTACAGATACACATGGAGCAGATAATACTGATTGTGATGAATGGATTGATTTGTTTGGATTAAACTTACGAATGACATATTCAGATACAATAGAATATTTTAAAACACTTTAAGAGACACTTCGTGTCTTACCTTGCTACATTCAAGTTTCATTTCATTTCAACTTTCATTTGCAAGTTATTTTTATATTAAGACGTTATCATGTATGTTGAGTCATAATTCTCCTTAAGCAAGGAGAACAATGAGATGTCATCATGTGATGCATCGCCATCTCTAACTCGGGTGCTATTAGGAACCAGTGAGCATTTTGTCCCCATACACTACCGTCTCGAATCTCACGGGAGTCTAATATAACTTGTAGAGTTCGTTATAATAAACTTGAGTGTTGCTTTTTCTCAGAGCACTCATCCTTTTAATACTCTTGTCGTAGTTTTGTATCTTTGCCGACCACAATCCAGATCCGGCGCCTAATGGAACCTCAAGGATATCGATACTACCTGCCTCGACTGGGCGGTGTGGTGCCTATGTTTTGCCTATGTTAGTTTGACTTGGTGTCTGTTTTTTGCCGTTACCAAAAAGTATATATCAATCTTTAAGATGTTCCTTAAGAATTTTTGATCCACCTATGCGGACATTGATTATTCCGTTGTAATAATCGTCTGTAAGTAACACCTCTCTGTCGAACTGTTCTCTTGCTTCTATGTAACTTGCAATACCTCTGCTAGGACACATGTGAAGGATCTCACGAATAAAATTGTCCTCTCCGTATTTAGCAACGTCTTCGATTAAGTGGTCGGAACTGCCCCAATAGGTCTTCCAATCACTTTCTTTGTAACCACGCCTTTTATTCTTTTTGCCTTTTAAGGGTGGCTTGGTTGTTTTGAACTTGGCAAGTTTCTTACCAACGTACTTCATTCCATTCTTTTTGTTAGTAATCAAATAAACAAATGCTTCACAATCATCTGGAAGTTTGTCTATTACTTTACCTTCGTATGTCCAATCACTCATCTGCAACTCCAACTGTGAACATACTTATTGTTTGCTATAGCATCTATGTCTACATCTTGATTTAACTCGCCTAAAGGCAAATAGCCTATTGCAAGTTTAGGATCTTTCCATTTGTATGGTAGTTTGTGTTCTATTTGTCTGTAAAACATAAACATACTTAACATAAGAGCATCTAGGTCATGTTGATTTGTAAACTTATCTTCTCCAAACCAACAATATACGGTATTACACATTTTGTTTGTAAGTTGTATTTGTTCATCTGGTATAGTAGTATCTAAGTCGCCAAACAATTCCATAAAATGTTTACCAACATGAGGATAGTTCATATACAGTTTGCCATACTCTTTTGTAGGAGTAAACATTTCGTATGCTTCTTCAGGCAAGTCTATGCCATCATCTCCTTCACAATTAAATAAGAATCTTTTTGAATTAAAACCTCTACTAATATCTTCTAAATGATGTATGCAGTAATTAAACTCTCGTAATAGTTCAAGTGTGCTACCTGTGTGTTGCTCATGCAACCTAGGAAAGTTTTCATGCAAGTCATTAAGGTCTTCTTGACTTGTACTTTCTATAAGTCCTAGTTGTTGTAGTTGCTCACTAATTGCTAAAAGTTTTTGTTCGATGTCTTGCTTTGTTTCGCCAAAATTATAAAATTGTGTTCTGCTTACAATTTTATTTTCTTGTTCAGCCATACGTTGTAAAAAAGTACGACTTACATTATTATCATATAAATTATAACTGATTGTGTAGTCTGCTTCTTTACCTAAGTGTATATCCAGTATCATGTTTTAACTTCAAATCTATAAACGTCACTCTCAGGATCTAATATTTCTATATCAGTTGAGTAAGAAGTAAAACCACCTTCTTTAACAACATACAATACATTGTTTACTCTTCCTTGCAATTCCTCTTTGTGCGAAATAAGGAATACGTTTTTGTTTGACTCGCGACCCATCTTTTTCAGAACTGCTAAAGCATTTTCAACACCAGTTGTATCCATACCACTATCAACAAGTTCATCTATGCACATCAAATTCATTGGTTGATTTAGACTTTCATATATGTCTCTGAATGCCCAACTCATACCTAATATTAATCTGTTACGTTCACCTCTACTTAAATTATCAAAATCTAAGTCTCTGCCGTACTCTGTAATTTCTACAGTTAAGTCACTAGCAAATTTTACATCATGTGGTAAACCTAACTTTTCTAAATAATGACTTAATCTATAATTTAAGTATTGTAAATTTTGGTCAATTATTTTCTTTCTAATAAAACTATCTTTGTTAGTTAATAGTTTATGTAAAAATTCTTGATGTTCTTTTAAGTATGTTAAGTCATTCATTGTGTCATAACTTATTTCTTCCATACCTGTTTCTCGTAATCCTTCTACTTGTTCTGTATATGGGTTTTCGTCTTTCATCTTTTCTTCAATTTGAGATTTTAATGTTTCAACATTATGCATGTGTCCCAATGCATCTTCCATACTACTATAAAATGTAATAGGAGTTTCAGGCAAGTCGCCTAATTCTTTTAATTGTTCTTCACAGTCAAATACTTTTTGGTCTAACTCTACTTTGTATTCTTCCTCTTCTTTCATTTTGTCAAATAGTTCTTTTGTATATTCCTCATGTGTTTCTAAATGAGCAGTATCTTGTCCACAAGCAGGACATGTTCCTTCTTTTGCTAATGCAATATTAGTAGCATAAGTTTCTAAGTTTTTCTCATTACGAGTTAAACTTGTTTGTAACTGTTTAAGTTCATTTTGTACACCTTGTATTTTTGTGTACTTTTGATTTATTTCTTGTGTTTGTCTATGGTTTTCTAGTTCCATAGTTATGTCTGTTTCTTCTAATGAATCTAGACTAGTTTGTAATTCTTGTATTTTATTTGTGTGTTGTGTTTCCCATGCTTTGCCACGTAGTTCAATATCTTTAATATTTTTCTCAACACGTTCGTTGGCATTTGTTACTGCTTTTATTCTTGCTTCTTCTGTTTTTATATTATCTCTAGTTTCTTTTAATCTTTCTTTTAATACTTCTGCTTTTAAACTAATTTCTGTTATGCCCAACAACTGCTCAATCATATCACGTTGGTCATTTGCTTTCATACTAAGGAACGGTTCTGTATATGTGTTTAATGCAATTAAATGCTTAAACATATTATGTGGGAAGCCAATAACTTTTTCTATATCCTTTTGTGTTTCACGCATATCGCCTTGCTGTTCATTATCAGCGGCTTCTGTTCCATCAACGTAAAACTTTAATATGTTAGGGCGTCTTCCTCTTTCTATTCTATATTCTTTACCATTGATTTCAAAATCAACAGTAGTCATCATTTGTTTGCCGTTTGTTTTGTTTATAAGATTATCTTTACGAATGTTTGTAAGTGCTTCTCCATATAATGCAAAACTTAATGCATTAATAATAGTAGTCTTACCAGTACCATTTCTACTACCATCTCCACCCAAGTCTAAGTTATGTCCTAAGACAAGTGTAAGTGAATCAGCATCAAAATTAACTGCCTGCATGTTGTTACCAACACTCATAAAGTTTTTTGCACTTACATTTTTAATTTTTAACATTATACAATAATCTCTCTGTACAATTCGATTAATTTTTCTTTGTCAACAATTTGACTGTCTATTGTTTCTAATTGACTTATTACAATTTGGTCAACACTCTCAAATTCAACTTCCACACCTTCGAATGCTTCTTCCTCTTCTTTAATAGGAATCAGTTGTAGTTCTCTTACATTAAATTGTTTAGCAAATGTTTCTCTAATAAAGTTTGCTTCTTCATAACTAATAGGAACATCAAGTTTTACTCTAGCATGTGTGTTTTCATCTAAATGTTTTGCTGGGTCTTCTAATAATTCTCTTAGACCCATCATAATATATTTTGGACAGTCGGGCCAGTCTACATATATAGGTTCTTCTCCCCATGTTAAAAACATAGCACCACGTTCATTATCACCTGCGTCTGCATAGTTGTGTGGGAAAGCATTACCAATATAATGTATGTTGCCTTTATATTGTCTAGCATGGAAATGTCCACTAAAGACATATTCTGGATTTGATATATCACTTGCAGTAATACCACCGTGGTCTGGCATCTCTACCATTGCATTCATTTTAAAGTATGGTAACTCAAAATGACCGAACATATATTTGCAATCAATCTTGTTTAGTTTTTTATGTTCATCACCAACTAACCAAGGTATAATAGAAACATTGCCTTCTAGGAAATGTTCATCTATCATTACAAAGTTATCTAAGTCTCTAGCAAACTCAATACTGTTTAGGTCACGTTTTTCTCTGTAGTATAAATCGTGATTACCTAAAATAAAATAAACTTTGTTAAATGCATCATTAAGTTTTTTTAAGTCTCTGATAGTTGCATTCATAGTTGCAATATTAATACTTGCTCTATGATGATGCCAGTCACCTAAAAAGATACATGTCTCACAATCACGTGCTTTGGCTTCTGCAATAAACCACTCTACATAATCGTGACAGTCTTTTAAATGTTGTCTACTATTTTGTTTTAAGCCGTAATGTATATCAGTAAAACATGCGGCCCTTTCAAAAAGGTTTGCCATATGTTATTACTCGTTGCCGGGTGTACTTTCTACTTCTGACTCTGCAGATTCTCTCATTGCCTTGAGTTCATTCTCATGTTGAATCTGTCTGCCGTAACTAGGTAAGTGTCCTTGCTCAATTAAAATATCATCTCTAATAGTTTGATTACGTTTTTCTAAATTTAATACTCTAGTAAAACTGTTATTAACAGTAGCAGTATAATAAGCAAATGGGTTTTGACTTTTTGCTTCATTAAATTGTAATCCAATTTGTGCTAACTGTACTAAAGCAGTACCACGCATTTCGTCTACATAAGTGTAACCTCTCCAGTTACCTCTTTGACTATAACGTTCTACTAACTTCATAAACATTTTGCCTAACTCATTTGTAATCTTTCCATGGTCCACACTAAAATGTCCATTATGTAATCCACCTACCCAATGACTTCTTACAACTTCTCTAGGATTAATCCCTTTGCTGTCTAAGATGTAATGCTTAAATGGTGGAAAGTTTACTTTTGCTTTTGAATCAGCAATAGTTTTTGTTGTTTTTTTACGACCAGGTTCATCAGGTATATGGTCATAAGTCATAACCCTAAAAACTAATTCGTCAACAGGAATTGATTTTGGGTCAACTGCAAAATCTTTCTGTTTAGGTTTTTTGGTCCAATTACCTTCTGCTATCGACTTTTGATAGGCAGTAGTTTGCATTAGTGAAGCACGGTTCTGTTGTGCTTCTTTAATTGCTGTTTTGTTAATTTTCTTAACAGACTCTACAATTAAATCTACATGGGCAAACTCATCATCCGCTACATAGCAGTAAGTAAGTTTACTCTTGTGAATCTCTTTTAAGATGTCTTTATTATTTAGATAGTTGACTCTTCTAGGTTGTGTCATTTATTTCTCCTCAAAACTATCGTTCGTTTATATTGTATTATACACATTTACAACTGTTTGTCAACTTAATTGTGAAATGTTGCTAATCATTAAAGTATGTTTTTATTTATCATGATAAATAGTATTAGGAGATGCAACATGGCAGATAATGAAGGTAAAATTTATAGTAGTTTAGTTAGTTATGATAGTGTAGTACCAGCAGACACTACAGCAATTACGGCAGATACCGACGACAGGAACTATTTTAAGCCACAAGACTGGAGAGCAAGAATTCGACCCAAAAAAGGTGGCGAGGACTGGGCATACGGTTTAAAGGATCAAAAAAATGGTGCTGAACGTTCTATATTACAACCTCTAAAAGAAAGAGGCGGTATTGTATTTCCTTATACACCTAACTTATATTTACAAGCAAGTGTTGATTACAACGAAGCGATGCAACATGGATCTAACTATCCATTCTACACATACATGAATAGCAGACCACCAACTTTGCCTTTGCAAGGACAATGGACTGCAAACACATTAGAAGAAGCACAATACTTGTTAGCAGTATTTCATTTTTTAAGAACAGTAACTAAAGCATTCTATGGTGACTCATCAGTTAAACAAGGAATATACGGAACTCCCCCTCCAGTACTACTTTTTGAATATTTGGGAGAATATGGTTTCCATAAAGTTCCAGTAGTCATACGTTCATATAACTTCCAGTTACCTGACGGAGTTGACTACGTTCCAGTTCAATATGATGGTAAAACTACATATATGCCTACCGAAACAGATATAATGATTGAGATGGCACCACAGTACACATACAAGAAACTCAGAAAGAAATTTGACTTACAGTCATTTACAAGTGGTAGAGGATACAAAGACGGATTTATCTAATGGCAAATTTTCATACTAACGACAGTTTTCTAAAAAATGCTCAAGTAACTGATTTTTACTTGGACATTAATACTTTACCTAAAATTCCAAAATCAATTTCCGACGACCTATATACAATAGAGCCTAGGTATGAGAACAGACCCGATTTATTAGCACATGAACTTTATGGCACTACAAACCTGTGGTGGGTATTTTCATTAAGAAATCCTGATATTTTAGAAGACCCTTTAGAGGATTTTACTGCTGGTAAAAGAATACGCATACCTACACAAGAAACTATTAATATGGTAGTTGGATAATAAAATGGCAAAACTGTGGTTCGAAAAAGAAAAGAAAGATAAGAAAAAATCTAAAGTCCAAAAAACTGATAGATACATCGGTGACATTGAGGGCAACGTTCTCGACAATTATCAAAATACTAGTTACAACTTAAAACTTTACATGATTAGAGCAAAGACCTCCGATGGTGGTGGATGGCTTAATGGTGCTATGGCGGCAAAGCCAGAAGACACAGTTGTAATTGCACAAACAAGTGTAACAGGTGTACAAATAGATAATTTAGATATATCATTTGTGCAAGGACCTAACACAGGAAACAGTACAGCCGTTAGAGCGGCATTTACTTTAAAACAACCAGGTGCCGCAGATTTATTAGACCAAATACAAATGGCAAAAGTGCATTTAGGACATTACATGTTTGCAGATGTTCCTATGTTTTTAGAAATAAACTTCCAAGGTTATGAAGATGATTTAGAAGATAACGATGGTGGCGGTAAGCCAATGCATATTGCAGGCCCATACATATATCAACTTATGATAGCAAAAGTTTCTATTGCAATAGACCACTATGGTAGTGATTACGAATTTGAATGTCCAATTGGAAATTCACCTGCCTTTAACGATTTCTTTTTTAAAGTTCCTAAAGATATGTCTGTTCAAGGAGAAACTATTGAAGGCTTAACACAAGATTTACAAGACAACCTTAAAAAATATAAAGAAGATAATTTAAAAGAAGAAGATATACATGACGAAATTGTATTTGATATGTCACAAGTTAAATCTATGATTAAAAATACTAGTTTGATGACAGGGTGGAATAGAGGAAACAGAAAGAATGCAGAGCAAGTAAACAGATTAGTAAACGCAGAATCCCAAGGTATAAAAACTAAAGAAGAATATGAAAAGAGATTAGAAGAAAATCCTGAAAGTTTAGACGGTGGTGTATCAGTTGAAAGTGCAGGTTGGGGTACAGCACAACAAATTAATATGAAAGAAGGAACAAGTATGAATCAATTCTTTACAACTTGTTTCGTAATGTGTGATGACTTCCTAGAAGGAACAACATCAAAGAAAGATTTTAGAGACCCTGTTATAACAGAAGAAGGGTTAGATATGAATCAAACATTTGTGAGATGGTATAGAATAAGAGCAGATGTTGAATGGCTAGGATTTGATGAGCAACGAATGAAGTATGCAAGAAGAATTACTTACAAGCCTGAAATATATGAAACAACTCCTGGAGGAAATAATCAACTTGATAGTACAGCAGGACAAAATAAAGATAAAGACCAAGTAACGCAAAGTATTAGAGAATTAAATATTAAAAAAGCATATCACTATTTGTACACAGGATTAAATGACCAAATACTAGATGCAACAATCCAGTATAATGCTGGTCAAGTTTTACTAGGTGCACCAGGTGGTGGTAAATTAGGTGATATGGCTACTAACCCTAACTCACAATCAGCAAGTATTAATTCCAATCATGACACTACTGGAAAACAACAAAAAAGTGAAGACCAAAGAAAACTTGAATCAAACAAATTCCAAGAAGCATTAAAAAATGACGAATCATTCCAAAGGAAGTTCCAAAAGGATATGGGACTAACTGATGACCAAATGAAAGTAATGATGATGTCAAAAAAATACAGGAAGAAAGTTGCAGATGCAATGGTAAATGTAGATTACCAACAAAAGAAACCTTTAAATAAATCAGGACTTAATCCAAGTGGTGGTAGTGGTACTGGTTCAGAGGACGACACAATATCAGATGATTATGTACCAGAAGCAAGTGGCTTTATATATAGTGCAGACTTAATTGCTGATGCTGGTGGTAGTCCTACAGTTATTGGAGAAGGTGATGCCTATCTGGCAGATAAGGCGGCACAGCAAAATACAATTAATAAACTTAAAGAAGCATTATTAAAAGAAGGTACAGATCCTAAAGTGAAAATGGAATACTCAGGATCTTCTGTAGTAGCAACTAGTGGTGATACAGGTGACGGAACAAATGCCGCAACATTATTTGGATACATGTATCAAAATGTAAATGATGCAAGTATATTAGTAGAATTAGGATTGTCTATAAGAGGCGACCCTTGGTACTTAGGTGTTCCTAAAAATCGATTAGAAGCAATGAAGCCGGCGCCGTCTAAAGCCGCAGATAAAGAATATACAGATGCTGAGGAAGAAAAGACTGACGGAATAATTTATGGTGGTAAAGATAACTTCTTCTTATTCACTATGCAAACACCTAGAGTTAGAGACCCTGATTATACAGAAGAAGATAACAACTCAGGTTACATGAAGGAACAAGGCACAGCATTTTTTATAAGTGGTATTTACAGAATTGTAAGTACAACATGTTCTTTTGGTGGAGGCGAATTTAAAGTAGAGTTCGAAAAAGCACCAAAAGATACAGCATTACCATTAAGTAAGTTTGACTTAACAGCAGTAGATTATGGCAACGACGGAGAACAAGATACAGAAGATAGAGGACCAGATTCTATTAAAGCACAACAAGTAGCACAAAGGAAAGAAGAATTGAAACAGATAGAAGACCAACAAAATAAAGAAGCCGAAGCGGCAGTTGATGCCTATCTTAATGAACAGGGAGGTAACGGCTAATGGGTTATAAACCAGACTTATTTGCACACAGACGTAAGAACCCTGTTGACAAATTAAGAGCAAATGCAGAACTAGACCACGGTATATATGTAGGCGAAGTTATTGTAAGACCTAAAGACGATACTAACAGTGGTCGTATTCCTGTATATATTCCTATGCTGTCTAAAGATAGAGATGACCCTACAGGATATTTTAACTGTTATTGGAGTTCTCCATTTGCAGGTAGTACGCCTAGTGAAAAGATTGGCAAGAACGTTAGGAGTTATGACGAAACAATTAAAACATATGGTATGTGGATGGTACCACCTGATCCAGGTAACTTTGTATTAGTTATTTTTGGTGATGGTAAGAAAAAGAATCCAATTATTATAGGTTGTTTATTTCCTGACCAATCACAGCATATGGTACCAGGCATTCCTGCAGGTCCAACATACGGAAGTAGTTTACCTTTACCAGTTGCAGAAAAGAATAAAAGAGAACCTGACCCAGATACAAGTAATAAAGTAAACAGACCATTACATCACATTTTAACAAAATCAATATTAGACCAAGGATTAATAAACGATCCTATAAGAGGTATATCTACATCTGGTGCTAGAAGAGAAAGTCCTTCACAAGTATATGGTATATTAACACCAGGACCAGAAGAGCCAAGTTTAATAACAGGCAAAAAAGATGGTACAAACAGACGTGGTGGACATTCGTTTGTTATGGACGATAATTTAGACCAACGACACATACGTTTAAGAACAGGGTTAGGAAATCAAATCCTAATGGACGACACAAACGGTCTTATATATGTTATAAACAGTAAAGGTACTGCTTGGGTAGAACTTGCAGAAGATGGAAGTGTCCATGTATTCAGTGATAAAAATATTAATATGCGTTCTACACAAGATATTAATTTCCATGCAGACAGACATATTAATATAGAAGCAGAAGAAAATATTAATATCCGTGCAGGCATATATACCACCAAGGAAGAAGATAAAGAAGCATCAGGTGGTGAAGAGGTAGTCACAGCAGGGCTAGGATCAATTAAAATAGAATCCAGTGATTATGTAGAATTATTAGCGAAAACTGATTTTAATGCTACTGTAGGAATTGACTTAAACTTTAAAGCAGATCAAAATTATAAAATTGAAGCAGTTGGTTCCGGAAATCTACTAGTAGGCGATACTCATAAGATTGGTGCTAGTGATATTATGGAACGTGCTAGTGGAGAAGTTAATTCACAAGCAGGTGGTAATAATAATGTACTTGGATCAAATGTAAATCTAAACAACGGTGGAAGTGCAAGTGATCCAGACCCGGCGGTAATAGTAGAACCTTTTGAAAATCCAAATATAATAGATGATGTTCCTTCAGCCAAACCTGGTTGGGAATATGATGAAAAGAATCCAGGAGAAGCAAATCCATTACCAACTGAAGGTATTAGAGAAGGTAAGGGTCGCGAAGTAAATACTATTTTAGATGTTGTACCTACAAGAGAACCTTGGGTAGGACATGCTTCGGCAACTGCCGTAACACAAGACCCAGCGGCAATGACTTCAAAAGATGAGGCTGTAAAAGATACACCTACAAATGCTATTTCACAAAGTGATAAAGGACCGGCGACAGTTGGTCAATCAGATGGTTCGCATGATGTTGGTTTAGGATATGTACCTGAACAAGGTAACCCAGCACCAGGTCCTCAGTCAGAACCAATGTATAAAAAATCTGCAATTATGTCCGCTCCACAAGATGTAGCACAAGTTTGTAACAACATGCATGAAAACGGATTAGCAGATGCTGGAGCACAAGTTTTACAAAGTGCAGGACATAGTATTCCTACACCAGTTACAAACAGCAGTGGTAATAAAGTAGTTGGTTATGGTCACATATTAGACAGCAATGAAATGTCAGCAGGTGCTACAATATTTGGCGATGGTAAAATATTAGACCCACAAAGTGGTTTCAAAAATCCAGGTATGAAAAGACCAGCAAATGAATATGCTGAAATTATTATGAACGAAAGCGAACAAGGTATAAAAAGATATGGTTTAACAAAAATAATGGGTGGTAATGGAAGTTATGCTATAGACGGAACTAAAAATTCAATAGTTCATAGACTATCAGATGCTATGACCACAGATGTATCAAAAGCATTGGGAATGAATGGATTAAGTACAACAGGAAGAATTATTGCTGGTTCATTAACAGGCATGACTACAAAGCATAATAGAAATTCTATATTGGCTATGACATTATTTGGAAATAGTATAGGTGAAAATAATTGGTACGGCAGTGATGTTAGAAATGCAATTAATCAAGGCGATTCAAATAATTTAGTTCCTCAACTAATGAACAAATGGATTACTAATTCAGTATATAGACCAACTCTTAAACAAAGACGTGTTTACGAAGCAACATTATTTGGAATGCCGGATCTTTATGATATTAATGAAACTCCTAAAGCAAGTGGAATGGGTTGGGGTATTTTGGCAAACAGACTACGTCGAAAACAATACGAGTATTTCGCGGCTGATGGAATGGCTCCACCTGGTGGAATATACATAGGATCAAATTTTAGTATTAATCTAAAGGCTTTGGTTTCCCAGTACATTTAACTCGTTAGTCAATTCAGCAATTCTCTTATAAGCATTATATTTTGCTTTTTGCTCATCAGCAACGCACTTTTCTAAAATAGTAATATGACTTCTTAGAGCATCATTGGTTTGCTTTTCTTCAATAAGTTGTAATCTTAATTGTTCTTCTAACGTATCGTTAAGGGTTAGATTCTGTGTTGTCATCGAATATTTTATCCTTTATAATTTCGACTACTTCTAGAGCCATTAAAAGTTCATTATGACTGAGTGTTAATTCAATTGTTTCTACATTTGAAAAAGACTCAGGTATGTTCCTTTGTGTCTCTACAGTAAGTAGTCCGTCATTAGCCTGTCCCATACCTGCTAACGCATTTCCGGAACTCTTTGTTCCTGTGGATACTATATTACTTATCGGAAATTCTAGGTTTAAATCGGAAACAGCCTTTAATAGTTCACTTCCTGGTTGAGTGTTTCTAAATAGCCTACTTTGTCTAAAAACCATTGATAGCCATTTAGCGGAGCGACTGCCTGCCCATGGACTGGATAAAGCAATCATTTGTTCTACATTGCCGTACTCTTTTGCAAATAAAGAACTTACTAAACATCCATAACTATGAGATACAATATTTATTGGTTCTCCTTGAAAATATTCGTTCGCAGTAAATGTGAAACGTTTTACTATGCTTTCCCATTCTTCTTGTGTGTCATACTCTAGACACAAAGAATCATGCTCTGGTAAAAATATTTCTAAAAAATTGTAACTCAATCTACTTTGCCCACTACCGTGAACAAAAATTATGTTAGTTGTGTTAGGCGAGTTGAGCATCCTTGACCAATTGTTCCATCTGGTCAAATTCAACTGGAATTTTATTTTTCTGACCTACCATATTCACCATTTCAAAAAGAACATATTTCTTAGTGTGATAATCATATATTCCTAAAGAATGCACCCGTTTGCCATCTTTATGTAGCATTTTTCTGAATCTAGGGCCGTAGCCAGTAGATCCATCATAGTCATTTGCCTGTATTTGCTTGTTAGTAGCATAGGCTTTTTGTACGATTTCTTCAAATCGGTCTAAAACATTTTTCATTTAGTTACCTTATGTAATGTAAAACAATACAACTATCGCTAGTTGCTCCTACAAGTACTTATCTTGCAGGTTTTGTAATGATTCAAAAAATGGTTTATTAAAACTAGTTTTAATGGTTAGTGATAAATATTGATATGGCAAACATATACAAAGGGTTTAGTACAATAGGCAAGGTTAGGGCACCTTATACTCTTATTGACGGGGAATTGATTAAAGTAGATTTACTCAATGAACTAAAAGCAAGAAAAGGCGAGAGAGTTATGAGACCTAACTTCGGAACCACAATATATGACATATTGATGAACCCTATAGACCAGTACGTTATTGAAGAAGTAAAGGAAGAAGTAAGAAGGGTTATAGAAAAAGACCCTAGAGTAGAAATAGACGAAATTTTTACTCAATCACAAGACCACCTTATAAGAGTACAAGTCCAATTAAGATTTTTGCCAACACTAGCAGAGGATAGATTATTTCTTGAATATGCTAGGACAGACGTAGAGATTTAAAAATGGCAGTAAACAACAGACAAAATAATTTATTCGCGGCAGAAGATTGGGAAGTAGCCTATCAGGCATACAGCCAAGTCGACTTCCAAGCATACGACTTTGACTCCATGCGAACAGCAATGGTGGAGTATATCAAAACTAATTTCCCAGAGAACTTTAATGACTACATTGAAAGTTCAGAATTTATTGCTATTATAGAATTACTTGCCTACTTGGCACAAAGTATTTCATTTAGAATGGATGTAAACACAAGGGAAAACTTTTTAGAAACAGCAGAGAGAAGAGATAGTGTTTACAAATTAGCAAGACAATTAGGATACAATCCAAAAAGAAATATTGCGGCTAGTGGTTTAATGAAAGTTGTAAGTATAGCAACTACAGAACCATTAACAGATAGTTTAGGTAACCAATTACAAACTGTAACAGTTAATTGGAACGATGCTAATAACTCAGACAGTTACGAGCAATTTATTACAATATTAAATAGTGCATTTGGAAATGTAAACAGATTTAGCAAGCCTATTAAAACAGGAACTATAGATGACATAGTAACAGACTTGTATGAAATTAATACACCTCTTACAAATCCATTAACACATGCCTTTAAGGCAAACTTAAATGGAATAGATAGATCCTTTGATTTTGTAAATGCAGACTTTATAGATAACAAAGCAATATTTGAAAGACATCCAGACAAAACAAATAACTTTGGAATTATTCATAGAAATGACGGATTAGGATTAAGCAGTAAAGATAACGGCTTCTTCCTTATGTTCAAACAAGGTATTTTAGAATCAGAAGATTTAAACTTTACAGAACCTGTTGAAAATAGAACTGTTAATATTAATGTTGAAGACATTAATGAAACAGATACTTACTTACAACAAGTAGATGCTGTAGGAAATACATTAACAAAATGGCTTAAAGTTCCTAATACAGTAGGACAAACTTTACAGTATAATACTAAAGCAACAAGTTCATCATATTTGTATGCTATACAAAATAGAGGACAAGGCGGAGTTCAATTACAATTCGCAGATGGAAACTTTGCACATGTTCCTGTTGGTTCATTCAAATTCTATCACAGAGTAAGTGATGCAGAAAGATTCCAAATGCAACCAGACGATGTTGGTAACATAGTTGTAGGGATACCTTATAAGAATTCAGACGGTGTAGAATATGTTCTTACACTAACATTAAGATTACAAAATGCTGTTAATAATAGTTTACCGGCAGAATCAGCCGCAGGTATAAAAGAAAGAGCACCTCAAAGTTTTTATGCACAGGACAGAATGGTATCAGCACAAGATTACCAAGTGCTACCTTTAAGTAAAAGTACAAATATTGCAAAACTTAAAGTTACAAATAGAACACATGCTGGACATAGTAGGTATATTGATATTACAGATCCTACTAGTACATTCCAAACAACAAATGTATTAGCAGAAGATGGGGCATTGTTTATTGAAGACAGTAACATATCTAAAAACTTTGTAATTGATAACAACAATACACCACTTGAACAAATTACAAAAACACTTCCACTATACTTAAAACAGTTAGAACTTAACGATTTTATTTACAGTGACTTTAGAGATAAGTGGTTATTAAGAGAGCCAAACAAATTTAATTTAGCATTGTACGGTATTAACTGGCATTGTTTGCCTAAGACTGCAACTAACTCAACTGGGTACTTAACAGAAACATTTACCCAATCAGGTACAACTACAGATGTAAACATAGCAAATCCGACATTAGCATTAATACAGCCTGGGCATTTAATTAAATTCCAAAACCCAGCAGATATTACAGAAGAGAAATGGGTTAAGATTAAAAGCATTAGAGATAATGGTAAACGTGTTAGTAACAATACAACTGTTACTGGTCCTATTACATTAAGTGAAAATGTACCAGAGGGTTGGGAAGGTGTACAAGTTATATCAACATTAAGAAAAACATTCTTTGATACAGAAATTACATCAATAACAAATGCTATGAACTTAAAACAAAGTTTTTCATTAGGATATAATCCTAGTTCAAATAGTTATTATGTAATAGCAAACAATGATACATCTACTAATGAAGTATTTGACATAAACAATGCAGAAGATAAATCAGGTAACGGAAGGGATAGAAGTTGGTTAATAAAATTTGATTATGTTCCTATCGATACATTAAGTCATAGATATAATGTAACAATTAGAGGAATACGTTATGTATTCGAAAGTTACGAAGATGTTAGATTTTATAATGTTAATGAAAATAGAATAGTTGACAGTTTCACAGGAACTGCAAAATATGATACTATAGAAATTACAACACTTAATAATAAATCAAGAAGTGAAGAAACATTTGAATGGAGTGATACAGGCGTAGACTTTGTAGGCGATGCTTGGTACTCAACAAAGATTGGTCAAAGTTTTACAACTATACCTTTAAAAAATAGAGATACAAAATATGACCAAGTAGAAGTTAAACTTACTAGTAACTTTGGATTATTTAAAAATTCTGATGCAAGTGGTAATGCTTTTGTGCAAGACGCAACAATAGAGTTAGGCACTAATTACGATACATCAGACTTAACAAGTAATACTAATGTTACTATTGCTAACAACACAGGACAAGTTCATAGTTTACCAAGTAACATTATAATTAACTTTACTAATACAACTTTTGGTGCAAACATTTTAGACTCAAACGGAAATGTTAGTTATAGATTTGAAAATACAAACTATAACAACGGTAACGTAATGGGAAGTGGACATATTGAAGTTACAAATGCAAATGTTACAGCACAAACTGGAACATTAAGAATAAGCAACTTTAATAATAAAAGACATTTCTCAACAGATGCTTCTGGGTTAGCGAGTAAAGATAAATTAACATTTACATATATTCAAGACAGAGAAAGATTAACAAAACCTATTACATATAGTGCAGTAGGTAACTTCAACTATCCAGATGGATATGTTGATCCAAGAAAAGTTCAAGTCACACCTATTAATACAACAGGTGATGACAGTCCTGATAATCCAATTCAATTTGCAGAATTTGTTGCACTTGATGACGTAATCATTTATGAGGACTATAATAGTTTTGACGGGTACACATATACTAAACCAGTTAAAGCAGGAATACTAGATTTAAGAAGAGAAGATGGCGTAAACTTTAATACTGACTATAGTAAAATTGCAGGAGACTCTACAGGTGATGCTACAGCCAGCACTGGTACAGTTTATAATACTGCTGACTATGATTACTATTTGGTCAAGAAAGAAAGTATTATAGATACATTTGATAATTCAAACATAGGTGGAAAACTACACAATAAAAAAGTTTATGCTAAAGATACAGGCAAAGTTTATATTATGACATATAGTAGTACAAACTTAAATGTTGTTAAGCACTACGAAAGTTCTAACCATAGAGCAAAACATGGTAAGTCATTTACACAAAACACAAAATCAACTTACCAAGAAGGTGTAATATTCAAATGGCAACATATTGCAAACAACAGTATGAGAATAGACCCAAGTATTAGTAATGTACATGAGATGTTCATGCTTACAGAAACATATCACGATAAAGTTAAATCATACTTAAATGTTCCAGGAACTGCATGGCCCAAAGAGCCTACAAGTTCTGAACTAGAAATAGAGTTTGCAAACTTAGAACAATATAAATCTGCAAGTGACCAACTATTATTTAAGAGTGGTAGATTCAAATTATTATTTGGAGATGATGCAGACCAAAACTTACAAGCAAGATTAAAAGTTGTAAGATTGCCTGGAACAAGTTTAAGTGATAACGAAATTAAAACAAATATCATTCAAGCAATTAATCAATACTTTGATATTGAAAATTGGGATTTTGGTGATACATTCTATTTCACAGAATTAAGTAGTTACATTCATCAACAAGTAGGTAACTCTATAGGAAGTATTGTTATAGTACCTAAGAGTACTGCTGGAGTATTTGGAGACTTATTCCAAGTTAAATGTGAATCAGACGAATTATTTTTAAGTACAGCAAAAGTTACAGATATTGATATTGTAGATAAACTAACAAGTGATAATTTAAGACCAACAACTGTTGGTAGTCAATCATTTAGTAGTTACGACAATTCAACTGAAGCAATTGGTCCATATGCTATTGACGGATACTATCCGTTATATGCAACGGCAGAGGCGGCTAATTTTGCAGGTAATGGTTCACACCAAACGCATGTGTTCTTTGGTAAAACATTTTACATGCCAAACGGTGTAACATTCTATCATGGAAACTATGTTGTTGATAATACTACATCAACTACTACAGCAAATGCAGATATAACAAATAACACTACAGGAACTTCTGCAGGAAGTTCAGGAAGTGGATCTAGTGGTTCAGGCTATTAATGGTAAAGTAAATGGCAGATAAGAAATATACAAAACTACCAGTAGTTAATCAAACAACAACAATCAAAAACTTTTTTGATTCGACTGTTGAGCAACTGTTCTCAAAATCAAATATTGAGAGCATAAGTGCTTATACTGGCTCCAAAGACTTTGAAGTATTTACTCCTGAAGATACATATTTGCTAGAGCCAACTGCTGATAGAAACAAGTATAGTTTAGAACCTGTAGTTAATAACATTAATCAGTTATCAGGACGTAGTGAAAACAACATGTTCTATGATGACTTTTTAAATGTATTAAGAAGTGCAGGAGCAGATTCACAAAATCAAAATACATTATTTGATACTAACTTTTATAGTTTCTTACCACCCATAAACATAGATAAATTTATTAACTACCAAGAATACTATTGGAGTCCAACAGGACCTACACCAAAAATTATTAGTGGTACATCAACTAATCCTATTAATGTTGAAAAAGATATTATAGGAAAGAAAACATATACAGCACCAGACGGAACAGTATTTAAAAATGGAATGATGGTTTCCTTTAGTGGAGACAATGTTATTCCTAATACTTACAAAGATGAGAAACGTTGGATTATAGAAGGTGTTGGTACTAGTATATTGTTGATGAACAGAGACCAAAACTTTGCAACAACATTTAGTACAGAAGATTATATTTTATTTGATAGAACAATAATTGATACAGCAACAGATACTTTAATTAATACAAGCAGTGATGAAGATGACACTAGATGGAAATCAGGTGGATTAGTAGGTGTTGCCAACTATGTTGACGTAGATGGATTTAGTTACACTGATAATAATCAAGTAGATGCTACTAGTGGTCTTCCTATGTGGGACGGATATGTAACTCCAGTAGGACTACAATTACAATATGTTGTAGGAGGCATTGGAGCATACGATACAGAACCTTACGATAGTGATAACACTCAAGATGTTCCAGACTATATGGTTATGCAACGTGGTTCTAAAGACAACAACGTTTGGAGTAGGATTAACTTTTGGTATCACAGACAAAACTTTTTAGATGCTGGTGATTCATTACCTAAGAAAGAGAAAAGAGCAGTAAGACCTATTTTAGAGTTTGATAGAGATTTAGAATTATATAACTTTGGAACTAAAGGTGTAGACGCAGTTGAAATTGCATCCTTTGATAATTTAAAAAGCGAAGTAGTAGGCAGACCAAACGGTGGTGTTATAGACGGAGTTACACTAGAAGTTGGTAACAGAATTATGTTCCCCAACGAAGAAACTAGCATAGCACAAAAAATTTATACTATTGGCAGTAATGGTGCTAGTCCTTCATTAGTAACACTTACAGAAGAAAGTTATACTGCAAGTATAGGCGATGTAATTAGTATTAAGTTTGGTGCTAGAAAGCAAGGTGTTGAATATTATTGGGACGGTACAAAATGGCTAGAAGGTCAAAAGAAAGATAAAGTTAATACACCTATATTATTTACAGCATACGACTATAACGGTGTTAAGTTAGATGATGTTGCAACATATCCAAACAGTGACTTTAAAGGAACAGAGATTTTTAGTTATGCACCTAATACAGATCCTAAAGCAACAGATGATAGTGTTTTAGGTTTCCCAATTAAGTATGCAAACTTTAATAACTTTAGTGAAATATGTTTTGATAATGATTTAGAATGTGATTTATATTCATACATAGCATTTGGTGGTACAAATAAAACTGTAATAAAAGGTTACATTTATTATAAGAAAACACTTCCTAATGGAAATGAAATTAAAGAAACAAGTTGGAAAGCACAAGAAAAGAAAACGAATCAAAAAGTAGAAGACAGATATATTGTAAACGATAGTGATATTGCTAACAACAGAACAATATGGGAAATTACTGCTAAACCAGAAGTAGATGAAAGCAGTATATTAGTTTTTGTAAACGGTAAACGTAATCAATCATTTAGTTACAATGATACTTTTACAGCAATTACATTTGCTACATTTACATTTAGTAAAGATGATGTAATTGATATTAAAACAAAAACTACAACAGGTTATATTTTAGATGCTAACAGAAGTGGACGTTATAACATTCCTTTAAGTTGGCACAGTAACTTAGATAATCAAGATATTAAAACAGTTGCACAGCCACAATACTTAGAACACTTTTATAGATTAATTAAAGACCAAGATACTATAACAGGTGAGCCTTTAGGAACAAATAACTTTACAGACTTAGATGTAGATACATCTAAAGCAGATAAAATTGTTCAAACAGATGACGACTTGCAAATGGCAGGATGGTTACTGAGTAACGATAAGTTTAATATAAGAGATGCAATAGAATTTAATAGTAACGAATATGTAAAATATAAAAATAGACTTAAGAAAGAAATTAAAAGATATGTCGATAACAACGACACATCAAACATGAGTTATGGTGCAATATTAGAACTTGTACTAGAAAGTGTTATAAGTTTTAATCAAGGCAAGAATGTTTTTGATTATACTTACATGGCGGCATTTGGCGACCAATACAACGAACAAGCAGTAGTAGTAAACAATGTATTGCAAAAAGCATATACATTATCAAAGTATTGTGACTTAACAAAATTAGAAAATAGTTTATATGTATATGAACTAGGCACAGACGGAATAGAAAAATTATTAGTTGCAGAAAAAGATTATACAATATCCAGTACAACAACTGCTAATACTGTAAACTTTACAGATAGTTTTACAATGACACTTGGTAATACATTCAAGTTTAGAATATATGATTCGAATAGGGAAAGTACACAAACTCCACCTACACCAAGTGCTATGGGACTTTATCCTGCAACACAACCAGAAATTATTACAGACAATACTTTTAAAGAACCAATTAAAGTTATTGTTGGACATGACGGCAGTAAAACAGTAGCCGCAAATGATATACATGACTTTGTATTATTAGAATTTGAAAACAGAATTTGGAATGGTATATTAGCAGAGTACAGACAAAAAGATAGTCAATATGATTTGAATATCCATTCAATAAGACCAGGACATTATAGAAGTGATACAGGATTAACAAGAACAACATTTTATAACTTGTTAAGAAATAACTTTAATCAATTCTTAAACAGAAATAATGTAGACTTTGTTATTAATGAATACTACGATGCAAGTAATTACTTTACATGGAATTACAATAGTGGAACTGTTAATCCAGGATATTGGAGAGGCATATATGAAAATGCTTACGATACAGAAAGACCACATACACATCCTTGGGAGATGCTAGGATTTGTAATTAAACCAACATGGTGGGATACTGAATATATCACAACAACATTTACAGATTATAGTAGTGCTAATAAACCTATGTGGAAAGATTTAGAAGAAGGTATTATCAGACTAGGTAGCAGAGAGAATGTAACAAACAATAGATATAGAACAAATAACCCTTACAGAAGAATTGGTCTTAAATTAAATTTACCTGTTGATGCAAGTGCTAATTTAATAGCACCAGCAAATATTGTTAGTACAAATGCAACAACAAAAACTGTTACTTGGGTTGAAACAGCAACAGGAACTGCAACAGCAAATGCAAATTCATTCATTAAAACTGTTGACGGAGTAACTGTACAAGAATTAGATAGTGGTGCAAACATTAATATTACAACAAATAATATTATAAATCATACTACTGGTACATTCCCAACTACAGATAATACAAACGAGATTGAAGACAAGTTAATTAAGTACACCATTACAACTAACACAGGCGACAATACAGCAGGAGACTTTGCTAATGCTACAACAACAGGTAGTACAGCAGTTGGTGTTGCTGTTAATGGAGCACAAATATTTAATGCCAGCACAGGTAATTTACATTCACTGAGCAACTCATTCACATACTCACATGAATTTAGAAATGATGTGAGTAAAGATAGTGCTGGCGGTTTTGTTAGTAGTAATAACATATATGGTTATGTACAACCTAGACCACAAACAGTAGGACTTTCAGCACAATGGGAAACAACTGTTCATTCACCTATAGTAGGTTGGGCATTTGATGGTTTACCTATTTATGGACCATATGGTTATACAGATAGATTAGACTCAACTAGTGCAATTAAAAGAATAGAAAGTGGTTACAGTTTAAAAACTGCATTAAGAACAACAGTAGGTGGAACACCAAATGGAGAATTTGTTGAAGATTATGAATACGGTGCTTCAACAGGCGACTTAGATGAATTTAATTCACGTTATGGTGTAACTCCTGAATTCCCAAGTGGAACAAGATATTATGTAGCAACAGTGGATAGCGATTTGAATCCAGCATATCCATTTACAGTAGGTCCTAAATATTTCTTTACACCTACAAGTTTAAGTACAAATGCTACAGGTACAGCAACACATGTTAGCGGTACAGAAAATTATAACAATACAAGCAGTCAAAGTATAACGTATAGTACAGATACGTCACTAACAGATAAGAATTGGAAATTTGGAGATGGTGCGCCAGTTGAAAACGCATGGAAAATTTCTGAAGCATATCCCTTTGCAATAGCAGAGGCCCTTTTACTTACCAAGCCCGGTAAGTTTGCCAGTGTGTTTGCAGAGCCAGGAAAAATAGTTCGGGCTTCTGCAAACACCAACCATTTATTAGATAAGACAAGTTATAAAAGATATAAAGTTAAAGATGCTACATTACATGGTAGTGTAGATACAAATAATAATATGCTGACTGCTACAGGTTGGTCACCATTTATAGATTCATATTTAAGATTCCAAGGACTTAATCCTGTAGAAGAATTTACTAAACCATTTAAAACTGTAAACAGTAAATTAGGACATAAGTTAGCAGGCTTTATCGACAAAGACACAATGACTGTGTTTAGTGACAACTATAGTACAACTGGTAACAGTTCAAGTTTAATTCTTCCACAAGAAGATTTACAAGTAGATGTACATGTTGGACCATATGCTTCAACAAATGACTACACAGGTGTATTAGTACAATTAACAACTACAGACAAATACAAAGTGTTTGGATACAACAGTACTAAAAAATATTTTGAAATAGAAACAAGTGATGTTAATGGACCAAAGACTCAAGTTAAAGTAGGTGGCGAGCCTATAGAAACTACTAACTACGATCCAACAACTCAATACAACGAAGGTTCTATTATTAAGAGTGGATACAACTACTTTAGAGCAAAGACAACAGCCACAGCAGGTAGTAATGTAACTAATACGGCTATATGGCAACGTTTAAGTTCATTACCTACAGTAGGCGGAGCAGAAGCAACAAACTACCTTTCAGGAACAGGAACGATACAAAGAGTTGAATATGGAACAGAGTTTGATACAGTAGCAGAAGTATATGACTTCTTAATTAGTTTAGGAAGACATCAAAAAGTTATGGGTTATAACTTTGGTGATTACGATGATGAAATTGCAGATGTAAATGATTGGGCATATAGTGGAAAACAATTTTTATTCTGGAGTATAGGTAAATGGGCCGCAGGTAATACAATTAATTTAAGTCCGTTTGCAGGAAAACTTACATTCATTGCTCCAATAGGAAAAGTTAGTGCAATAAAAGATATAGACCAAGGACAATTTAGTTTACTAGATGAAGAAGGTAAAAAAATTAGTCCAACAGAATGTGAAATTCTTAGAGATGGTAATAAGATAGAACTTAAACCGCCAGTAGGAAAAGAATTATACGGAGCATTATTATATACAAATGAAATAGAACATAGTTTATTAGTATCAAACAAAACTATTTTTGGTGATACAATTTTTGATGATGTTTACAACCAAAGACAAGCAAGATTAAAACTTAAAGCAAAACGTACAGGTAATTGGAACGGAACATTATCAGCAGACGGATATATTATACAAGGTGAGGAACTATTGCCTAACTTTGATACACTTGCAAGTGATATAGGCAAATACAATGAGATTGGACATGTGCCTGTACAAAAACAATTATATGAAGCAAGTAGAAGACAATACGGATATCAAGAAAGAAAATATTTAAGAGAATTTGAACTTACTCAAGATGACCAATATGATTTTTATATGGGTATGATTAGAAGTAAGGGTACACAAAATGCATTAAAGATTTTGTTAAACAGTGATAAAGTTTTAGTACCAGGTAGTGTTAATGTATATGATGAATGGGCATTAAAACTTGGAGAATTTGGTGATATAGATAATCAACAAAGTTTAGATTTAAAAATAAATCAATCAGAAGTTAAAAATGAAAAGCAACTTATACAAATTTCTTATCCTGAAAATACAGTAAGTAAAGTTAAAGAAGTTGAAGTATTAGATAGAACAACTAAATTCTTCCAAAGACCGTTCTTAGAAATTGAACCACCACCAGCAGAGATTCCAGGAAGTTTCACATATGGTGGAGGAACAACTGCATTAGCAACAGTTAATATAGGACAAGACGGAACAATTACAACAGTAGATGTTACAGAGCCAGGATATGGTTATACAACTAATCCGGCTGTAACAGTTATTGCGGCGCAATTATTAACTGCAAATATTAGTACAAGTTACATGCAACCTTATGCAACAAGTAATACTTACATTACTAATACAGGTGACTTAACAGGTGTTGCTAACATTACAATTACTGACCACCATGCAAATGCAAGTCATTATCCAACTACTATTGACTTATCAACAGTAGCAAGTGGTAGTGCCACAAATGCACAAATGGTTGCAAATGTTATTAGTGCTATTAATACTACAATGGCAAACGTGCCATTAGATCCAACTATTACAGCAAACATTGGTGTAACAAGCGGAAACAGTTTAATAAGAGCAACGTCAGAACGTATAGCAAATGCTACAACAGAAAACTTTGTTATTACACTTAAAGGTTCAGACTTTACACTTGCAGGCAGTGGTTTAGCAAACTTAGATATAGAAGCAAAAAGATATCAACCAAGACAGAGATTTAGTTTTGAGAGTGCAAACAGTACAACATTCTCAGATATAACAGCAACAGTTAATGGTACAGCAACAACAGGTAATGTTGTTGGTGGAACTAATAACGATTGGGAATTTGATTCAGGTAGTAGAACAACAATTACAAATACTTCATTAGCAGATAGTGGTAACATAAGTTTTGTGTTTGCTCCATTAAGTAGGTCAGATGAATTATCTGAAGCAGGTAATATTGCTACAGATAATTTAACAATTATAGATGGAACATATCCACACATTGATGTTTACATTGATGGAACAAAACTTGAAGAAAGAGTTACAAATCCTTTATATACAATTTCAAGTATAGCAAGTGATACAACTAACTCATATATTAACTTTGCAAATGTACAATCATTACCAGGTGGTAATTTATCTGCAGATGCAAAAATTGTTGTAGATGAAAGAGCAACAATAGACTTTGTAGATGCATATCAAGGTGACTTACCAGGTGCAAGTCTAAATATTAAAGTTGAGGCAAGTGATGCCTTAGCCGCAAAACTACAACAAATTAGAACATATGATATTACTCCAGATAGTAAATCCGATTCAACAATATTAATAGACGTTGACGATGCAAATAGGCTAGTTGTAAGACCTAGAGACATGTCAGAAAAAGGCTTATGGCCCACAACTACAAAAGCAGACTATACAGGTATAACAGATAAAGATTATAACCCACTACCTAATGCAGGTTATATAAGCAAATATAATGTTGACTATCAAGCATTTGATTTATTCGATTTTGAAAGATTATTTGATAGAGCGGCAAGAAAAGCAAGTGAGATTCCTTTAGAGGATGAAATAGTACATTTTGCTAGAAGTGAACACGGTGAATTTGATGTTTACAAATTAGCAAATGTTAGTGCAAATGTATCTTATGTTAAGAATAACGAAGCAACAGGGTCTATGAAACTGTTTACAGATTTACAATTAACAGAAAATGCATTAGACTTTAACGACTTATCAAATACTGATGCAAGTTATGACCATACATCAAATTGGGATAACCTAATTGTACTTAAAGGTAACAGTTCATTAAACGATGACGAAACTGCATTAAGATTCTTAGACGGTGAAAAGGTTTATGATACAACTATACCTGATACATCATCAGAAGTTGTTGTATGGAATAATGAACAAAGAATATTTGACGAAGCAGTAAGCATAGGAAACGTAGCATACAATACTGCGGCACTTAAATCAATTACAAAAATTAAACCAGTATTAAGTGGTAACATTACTGCTATTGGTAGCGATGCATTTAGTAATGTAAGTGTAACTGCTAATGCGGCATTGGCACCTACTACAGTAGCAATGGATATATGGAGACATGTAACAGCAGATACTCACCCGTATAACTTTAATGGTACACCAGCATTTAAAATTAAACAAGGTGACATAGACGGTGTTAGACCAGGACATTATCTCAAATTCGCTGATACTAGTCTTACTAATTTAGATGGTAAGGTATTACAAGTTGCAAGTGTAAACAACACTTTAAGAGAAGTAATAGTATATGCAAATACTTCAATAATGAGTGGTATGGCTAATAGTGTGCCTAAAGCAAACTTAACTTTTGCAAACTATGGAACAACATCAACAGCAAATAGTTCAGGTAACTATAGTGTTCAAATATTTTCTGAGAAGCATGGATATACAGGCGACAATACAATTAAATTCTCAGGACACAATTTAGGTAAAGCACAAGGTACAGCATTTACTCCAACAAACGTAACTGTAAACACATTCTTTGTTGAAGGTATAGCAAGTGGTAACGCAACATTAGATGTAACAGACGATGCCGGTACTCAAACAATAGGACTAGTTAGTGATACAGTTAAACTTACAACAGATTCTTTAGACGGAGTTACAGCGGCTAATTTAGTACCAGGTGCTTATGTATCTATTACAGACCCTGCCGGTGGTAACATGAATGGAAATGTTTTTCAAGTTTCAAATATAAGAACAGAATTATTACCTGCAGAACAAACATCAACTGACAGTATTAGCCAGAACGTTGAATGGACTGATAGTGTTATTTCTAATGTTACAGCAAGAACATTTATCGAACTTAATAATGGTAAAACACAAAATATTTTCCCTGGGTTAGGACTTAAAGCAAGTGGTGTTGATCCTAAACTTGTAAAAGTTACTAGAGTAGAGTATGCTAGAAATACATCAATAGCAGGATTAGTAACTGATGTAGTTTCATCCAGCACCACAGTTAATGTTGATACAACTGCTGGTATGGAAGTAGGCATGGTTATAGGGAACACAGGCTATAGTGCAATAGATTCACCGGCTTTGGCAGATATTACTATTGCAAGTATTGTTGACAATAACACAATAACAGTTAGTACTGCAATTACTATAGATGCTAATACATACTTTACTGCAACTAAACTTGTAGATGAACCTAGAGTAATTAAAGTTAGATTAAATAATGCAGTTACATTAAGTGCTAACGATGAAGTAGAATTTATACGAGAAACTGTTGAAACAGAATTCAACACTTTACCAGAAAGAAGTGTTACATCATTTGAAATTCCAAAAGGTAATATTTCAGCAGATGCAAATAATATTACTTTTGTTGTGCAAGACGCAACAAGCATCACAACAGATGCAACTATAACAGATTTAATTACTTTCCAAAACATTAAACTAAATCAAATTGGAAAGTATAGTGAAATTAATACAGTAAGAGATTATAATACAGGAAATAAAACAATTAAAATAGATGGTGTATATACAGGAGAATACAGTATATCGGATACTGCAAGTAGTACACTAACAGATAGTAATGAATTATTACTAACTACAGGTAATGTAAATTTATTTGCAGGCATGACAGTTACTGGTGGTAATATTGCAACTAAAATTGTTACAGTTAATGGTACAGCAAACGTAACATTAGCAAGTAATATTGCAATTACATCTGGTACGGCTGTTACAATTGGAGAAGACTTATTAGGTAATGCAACATGGACTAGTAACCAATTAGAAATTACTACAGCAGAAGACCATGGATATGAATTAGATTCTTCAGGTAACGTACAAACAATCGTAGGCGAGAATATTAGAATTTATAACTACGAGCCTGAATACTACAACTATACATTTAAAGTAACAGGTGTACCAACAGCAAACACTCTTTATGTAGAAGGTTATGCATTGGATCACCCATACGTTGATAGCGGAGTTGAATACATAGGTAAAACAGACTTTGAAGCATATGGAAATCTTGCTTTACAAACTAGTCCATCTGCAAACATTAATGTGCAGTATGGTAATACAACAGTATCAAGTCCTAGGGTAACATTCCTTGTTGACCAACACGAAGGTAATATTTCAATTAATGGTGCAAACGTTGTTACTAATGCTTTCCCATATATAAATATGGACGAATATAAAGATGAAGTTGAAAGACAACTTATATCTAAAGCAGGTGCAGTAATTCACTCAGGAAGTTTAAGATTAGGTTTCCCAATTAATGTACCATCCCATTTATTTGGCGGTAAAGGAAAACACGGTAGGGATCTACATAAAACGACTTTACATAATGCGGCTAGAGGAGGAAAAAATTTAGTTACTCCTCCACCAAAACCGCCAATAGGTTCAGTAAAACTTCCAAATAATACATCCACTAATGCACAGAATCCTAACTTGTTGCCTAATACAAAGTCTAATCCAAAGATTAAACCTAAGAAAACTAATCCAGTAAGAACATTTTATGCGGCTAGTAACTCTTATACATACAATGGAGTAGGTACTCCATATACAGGAACAATACCTCCTGGTGTTACAAAACACATTCACTACGGTGGCGGCGGATTAAGTGTCACAGTACCAGGTGGACCTAACGGAGGAATGATATTAGAAACAGGATTAGGAACACAAAATAAAAAACTACCATACATGCCAGGTCATCCAAATTATGTGAAGCCAGGTGGCGGAACAGGAAGTGGTCCTCCTGCAGGTGGTAATACCACTGGTAATGCAGGAACACAAAAGAATACAGGTCAACCGGCGGCGGGTGTGGCAAACAATGGTACAATAAGTGTTGGCGGCGGTAACTATGGACAAGGAAATCCAGGATATGTTAATCCAGGAAAAGTAGTAACAGCAGATCCAACAGGGCAAAAAACATATAAGAATCAAAGCACAGTTACTCCAGGAATTAGTTTCCTAGTACCTGTAACAGATATATTAATAGACCAGAAGAAACGAACAGATTGTCCTCCGGCACCTCCGGCTCCACCTCCTCCACCCGCAAAGCCTGATATATTTTATATTAACGACTTTGTAACATACAGTGGTAAGACAGGGCAAACAGAAACTAAGAAATATACTTTCACAAAGTTTAATGGTGCAGACTATACTATTAAAATGTTGTTTAACATGTATAGTGCCCAAGATAGATTAGAAGTATATCAAAGTTCAACACCTAATACAAGAGGTAGATTAATAGCAAGTACTAGAAACTTCACTCAACTTACACCTAAAGAAAAGAATGATTTTGCAAAAGCAGGTGCGGCTCATACTAGACCAGCAACTGTAGGTTCATTGGGAGATGGGTTTGTTGAGTACACAGGTACATTTAGTTGGGTTTATAATGCAGATAACGGAAGATATATTACAACAGTATTAGACAAACATCCTAAATCAAGTATTGCATATCAATACAGCATGAACTATCCTGTGGATAAAGATATGGTTGCTAGTGCAAGAGGACAAAGTGTACAAGGACCTGGAATACCACAAGCAGGTTGTTCCCAAGTAACTCCTACAGCAGTTGCACAACCGCCATTAACTGGAGGATACAATATTGCAGTTATACCAAACTTTGGTAACTTAATGGCAGGAGGACTAGGACTAGGCGGAGGTCAAAATGCTCACCTAAATATTGGAAATTGGGCAACCGGTCATAATTACTCAGGTATATTTGCAAACTTTACAAATATAACTGGTATAACTAACACAGGTACAAAACCAAATACAAGTATTGGTACAAGTGCAACAAGCATTACACCTAGCATACCAACAGCAGGAACGGGTGGTATAACTAACCCTAATGCTAATCAAGTTACAGGTGGCACAGTTGATATGGGTGGAAAAATATGTACACAATATATTAGTGTTACGCCATTAGAAAAACTAAACGGAAAATATGTACCAGGTGCTCCTGTACAAGTTCCATCATGTCCTCCAAAACCAAGAGTTAAAATTTGTGGACAAGCAGATGGTGTTGGTAGAGGAGATACATTTGCTATTAATGGTAAGAGTATTAGTTTAAGTGGTTCAGTAGATTTAAAAGTTGTTAAGCAAGAAATAGAATCACAAGCAGGTGATGAAGTTAAAGTATCAATGGAAACTATTAATGGTGAAACATGTATTTCTATTAATACTATTAAAAGAGACCAAATGATTATTAGAAATGGTTGCGCCGGTGGTGCGTTAAAAGAAGTACTAGATTATTCAGTACAACGTGACCAACAAAACTGTTTCACTCCTACACCGCAGACTGAG